CGGCTCACCGAAGAGACGTCGATCATGACGCCGCGATCGTTGATCCGCTGATCGAGTTCCCACACCTTGCGCTCTTCATCCGAGAGCGCCGATATACCTGCGTCTATCGCCGTTTCCACTATGCGATCCTGACGGCAATACATTTTCAAGCGGTCAATTCGATCGCGGTCATCCCACCACACGACCGTTCCGTCCGCGTCGATGCGGCGCGGCTTGCACATTTGCATCATGAGGCGATGCCCATCTTTATCTTTGTCGACGGGCATCTTCAGTGCGCGGCTCAACTGATCGAGCGAGGCGGGCAGTGCGAGGGCCAGCCCGCGCGCCATCGTGCAATCCTGTTGCTCGATCTTCAATTCGGGCCAGTGCGGGCAGTAGCGGACGCGGATCACCCAATTCCAGATAATGCGCTCGAAAGCCGCGTTGTGCGCAACCACCCGACCGCCCTGCTCTATCCAAGCGAGTAGCGGATATGGGTCTTCGTCTCCCGGCTCCCAATCGCCTTCTGCACCGGGAACGCTCCACGAGAAACACCACACCCCTGTGTCGGGGTGTTCGGCATAGCGGTAGACGCCGGTCTTCTTCAGATCGGTGGTGGCCTTCGTCTCGAAGTCCAGATGCCCGTCGTTTGTCATGCGCAGTGCGGAGCCGGTTCGTCAGCGCCCCACCGCTTGCCGCAGCGCGGGCAGAACACTTCGTCCTGCTGGCGCTCGACGTTGCCGTGCTGATACATCAAGTCTTCGAGCGGAAGCTGCGGCGCGGTCGTGTCGACGCAGCGATCTTCAGCCAGCTTCGCGTAGCCCTGAATGTCGTGCCAGTTGTCGGTATAGTTCGGATCGCCGGAGAGGATGCGCGCGATCTTGTCGGCGATCACCGTGAGCGCCTGCCGCTTCACGCTGTCGAGCTTCGCCCATGGATTGATGATCTGCTGTTGCGGGCCGATCTTGCGGAAGCCCCGCATGGCATCCTGCAATTCCTGCGCCAGTTCGGCGTGGTCGATGAAGTCACCATAGCGCGCACCGCGCTCGGCCAGGGTGTTGTCTACGCTCATAGCGGTTCTCCGTTCAAAGGGTGCCGGGCGTTTATCCTCCAGCCCGGCAGGAGCACGACCCTTGCGGGTATCAGAACAGCGAAGCGGCGTTGACCGACGCAGCCTGCGCGGACGTGTCGATCGAGACGCCGTGGAAGTCCGACTTGGGGTTGCTGCCGCCCCCGCCGAACGACCGATCCTCGGCGATCTTCATCACACCCTGAAGGCCAAAGCTGACGCCCTTCTTCAGCCCGGCGTCGAAGGTGAACGGCCGGAGCACGAAGAAATACCACGCACCGGAGAGAAGCTGCGCCTCTTCGGTGATCGGCGCACCCTGCGCGTTGACCGCATACGGCGCGCGCTGATCGGCGGTGGCTGTGATGAACACGCCGCCCGGCGTATAGCCTTCAAGGTTCGCCTTGTCGGCCTGTTGGCGGAACGGCGTGTGCAGCGTTGGGCCGCCAACCTGCCCTGCCTGCGGCCATTTGCCGAGCGCAGCTTCGGTTGCGGCCTGCTTCAGAATGTCGATGTTCGCCGCAGGCGGGAACAGCGCGGTTGCCTGAAACTTGCCAGTCGGATTAGGCGCGATCGGCTTGCTGCGCGTGAGCACCGACATGAAGCTGCCGCGCACCGGCCCGGTGCGATAGTTACCGTTCTCGACGCCGTTCATGTCGACGACCTTCTGGCACGGGAACTTGGCCCACATATCTTCGATCCACTTCGGGCCCATATCCGAAGCGTTCATTGCGTAAGTCATAATCTCGGTTTCCTTCTGTCTCGGTTGCTTGACCCGCCCCTAGGCTGGCGGTTTGCCTATCTCTGGTAAGAGAGTATCGAAAGCGCGCATTTCGTGCAGCGCCTCGGTGCGTTCGCCGAACTTACCCGTTTCGGCCAAGGCGAGGTAACGAACCGCGCGATCGTGCTGTCGGCGCGTGTGCTGGATTTCACGCTTCTTACGAATGATGAAGCTGGCTCGCGCCGCTTCGCGTGTCGGATAGGCGAACTTCTTGCCCGACGAATCGAGAACGAACCTTTTATGACGCCCCTCATTATCCCAAGTTGGCGCGATCCACGCGCCTTTAGGGGTGCGCTTAATCACTCGGTATTCGACGCAGCTAATGGCGAGAACGTCGTCTCCCGTCCACGTCGCGTTGACCTCGCGGTAGTAAATCTGCGAAGTCATGGCACCGTCACCCCTGCAAAGTCTGCGGCCGCGCCAGCGGGGACAGCATCCCGCCGATCCGTGTCGGCGACAATCGTGCGGCCGCCGCTATCCTTCAGGGTGAAGCGCAGGGACAGATCGTCGAGCGCGGCTTTGCGCTCGGCCTTCTCCGTCACCTTGGCCTTCACCAGCCGCGTGGCTTCGGTGATCGTCACCAGCTTGCGCGGCATGACGTCCTCGCCCTCAACGCCGTAGACCATCTCCAGATAGGCGGCGATCTCGGCCTCGTTGTCGATCCACTTGCGGTGGCCCACCTTGTCGACGAGCTTGAAGCCCGGCACGGCTACGCCCTGTTCGAGCAGGCCGTAGGCATAGTCGCGGACTTGATTGGCCCACGCGGTGAGCGTGTCGAGCCCGCGCAACAGCGCAGCGATCTTGTCGGTGCTCATCTCTTTCGGGAGCGGCAGCGCCTTGGCCGCAATGTCCTCGATATCGTGGAAGTCGAGGCCGATCGAGGCGATCACCTCTTCCTTCTTCGCCGGGCAGACAGAGGCCGCAGCGCACCAGCGGCAATGCGATCCAGCGGCGAGGGTCGGCTGTTCCTTGGCGTGCGCCACGGCCTGCTCGACTTCGGCGACGAACTCCAGAAGCTCGAAAGTGTCCATCGGCCAGGGCTTGACGCCAGCGATCTCCTGCTCATCGGCGTCACGAGCGCGCGGCTGGACGATGACGAGCACGAGTTCCGCAATGGGCCAATCGGGGTGCGAGAGCGCGGCCCCGGCGGCGTAGAATTTCAACTGCTTGTTGTCCTCGGCCGAGACGCTGACGCCCTGGCCGTGCTTGTAATCGAACACGACCATGCGGCCGGTCGACGGGTGATAGACGAGCGCGTCGTTCGCGCCGAACACCTCGCCCTCTTCGGCCGACGAGATCGGCAGGGTGAAGCGCTCTTCGATCAGCAGGATCGCGTCTTCGGTCTTGACCATCTCGGCCTGCACGGCGTCGAGGTAGACCTGCACGGCGGCCGCCATCTCGGTCGTGACGACCTTCTTCGAGGCGAGCTTGTCGCTCTCGATCTCGTCGCCGATCGACTGCTGCGCGTCGAAGTTTCCGGCGCGCAAGTGCTTCTCGCCGAGCGCATGGGCGAAGGTGCCCTCGTCGGCGTAGCTGGAGCTAAGGCGCTCCGGCACCGAGTTGCAGAGAGGCACCGACCCCGGACAGGCTATTACCCTGCCGATGACGCTGCCACCAAAGTCGCTATGCGCCTTGTGTGCGTGTTCACTCATGTCGGTGTCTCCGTTAGTTTCAGGCGGCCGAGCACTTTGACGCGGCTTCGTTTAAGCGAATGTGGCGCACACCTGCGACGCACCGCCTGAAGAGGTTAGGCCGCAGTCTTGGCGGCGACGAGGGCGTCGAGGGTCTTGCGGAAGATCGTCGGATCGTCCTTCGCCTTCTCGACGACGCTCGGCGAGCCGCTGGTGAGGCTCTTGCAGCCGGTGGCCTGTTCGAGCGTCTGCATCGCGAACGACGCGCTCTTGGCCTTCAGCAGATCGGCCATGGCGTCCTTCAACTGCTGGATCGTCACCTCGCCCGCTTCGGCCGCAGCGGCATCGGCGGGGCTGCTCGCGCTCGGCGTGGCCGCGACGGTTTCGGTGCCCGGCGTGGCGAATGGATCGACGGCGGTTGCGGCCGTTTCAGTCGCAGGCGGGGATGCTGCCGCAGCGCCCTCCGAAGCGGGCTCCGCAGTCGGGGCATCCTTGGCCTTCGTCGTGCGGCCCTTTCCCTTCGCGGGCTCGGCGGCCGCGACGGCTTCCGCCGCAGCGGGAGTGTGGGCGATCTCCGGCATGATCGCGGCGGTTGCGCCGGCGCGGGCGAAGCGCGCAAGCAGAGTGTCGAACTCCTGCACGCTGTCGGCGCTGATCGTGAGGTTGATTGGCATTGGGTGTATCTCCTATCTTCGAGGTGTAAAGCGTTAAACGCGGTTCAACGGGTTGTCAACTAGCTTCGCGGCCAGGGCTTTCGCCTTTTCTGGATCGGCCTCTACTGCGCGCCGAATCGCCTCCGGGCCGTGAGCCGCCCACGCCGCGTAGAGATCCCGAAAGAACCGGCGGGCGAAGTCCAACCTGCGCGTCTTACGCAGCTTGCGGCGGTTGTGCGTGCGAAGCCGGGTCATTCGTCTTCCCCGCGCAGCCGGAGGCCCATCGCAGATAGGATTTCTTCTACTTCGTTAAGCGATTTACGGCCTAAGTTTGGCACGCGGAGCATCTCGGTTTTACTCTTCTGCACGAGATCGCCGACCGTCGTTATGCTGGCGTTGGCGAGGCACATGGACGTTCGCACCGACATGTCCAGATCGCGCACAGGCACCGCTTCATACACCCCGGCGTCTCTGCTCAAAGCGGAGGCCGGAACTCCCGAATGGCGTGTGACGAGTGGAAGCTCGCTCGCGACGCGATATTTGGCGTTCGCAGGGTGGCGGAGACGCCGCAACGCCTTTTCTTGTATCTGCGCCACTCGTGTCCGCGAAAGCCCGAACTCTCGGCCTGTCTCTGCTAAAGACGCGCCCGCTTCGAGGCGCTTCAGAATAGCTACGTTGCGGGTGTGCCTAGCTTCAGGCGAACGAGAGCTTTGCAGGCTTAGTATCCACGCGATGTAAGAATCTGCGTGGTCCTTAGGTATGTCCCACGAACCGTCTCGCATAGTCCCGACGAGCACACCGTTTCGCAGATCATCCAGAACTCGTTTCGACGCAATAGGGTGGTGCCCGTAAATATACTTCGCGTTTACCATAATCACGTTGCTTCTCCGTAGTTTTCAATCATAGCGATCGCTGCGGTCTTCCGGGCGACGGTATCGGCAACTACCTCGTCAATACTATTTGCCAAAGAGATGAAGCGGGCGTTCACCTTGCGCCCCTGGCCGATGCGGTGGACCCGCATGAGCGCCTGCGCGTTGTCCGCAGGAGCCCAACTGCTCTCGAACATATCAAGGTCTGCGGCCGCCGTGAGGGTGAGCCCCGTTCCGCCACTCTTGATGTTCGCGATGAAGACGCGGTGATCCGGGTCTTCCTGAAAGCTCTTCACGAACTCGACGCGGCTGCGCTCGTTCGTGCCGCCGTCCATGAGCGTCACCCAATGCCCTTCAGCGACGAGGTGCTGCGTGATGATCTCGGCGGCGCGGGTGTGCCATGTGAAGATCACCCGCTTGTCGAAGCCGTTCTTCAGTTCTTCGGCCACCAGCGTCGCATAGGGCGGCGCTTTGGCCGCGCCGACGAGGCGGCGCAGCGTCGCTATGTGCTGCGCGTCGAGGAACGAGAGGCCGCCCTGCTCGATCGCGTCGAGGATCGCCTGCTCCAGCCCCGGCCATTCGCGCAACAGCGCGGCGATCTCCTGCGTGTCGCCCTCCACGGTCGTCGTCGTGAGGTGGATCGGGGGCAAGTGGAGCCCTGCCTGCGCCTTGGTGCGCCGGAGCGCCATGGCGCTGATCGCCATCTTCAGTTCGGGCACCATCTCTTCGCGGGGCGTCTGCTTCGCGCTGAATGTGCCCTGCCGCGACTTGAAGTAGCGGTTCGTGAAGGACGTCAGGCCCATAGAGGTGCCGCCCGTAAAGCGCAGGAACGGCCAGATATCGACGGGATCGTTCGGGAGCGGTGTCCCCGTCAAAAACCAAACGTGCGTCGCCCATCGGGCCAGCCCGTTCGCGCCGTCGCATTGCGTGCCGAGCAGGTTCCGCGTCCGCTGCGCCGTAGGGGTCTTCAGGTAGTGGGCCTCGTCGAAGATCAGGCAGTCGAACAGATCGCCCTCCATCTTCTCGGCCCACTTGCTCGCAAGCTCGTAGGAGAGCAGCAGCACGTCGGCCTTGCCCCTGATCCAGACGCCGAGATCGTGAATGTTCTTCGCCTGAAGCACCTTGCGCGGGATCGAGGCGAATTTCTTGAACTCGCCGCGCCACACCTGCCGCACGGCCGCCGGGCAGACGATGACGACGCGGAACGCGCCGATCTTGTCGAGGGCGTAGATCGCCTGCGCCGTCTTGCCGACGCCCGGCTCGTCGAACAGGCCGCCGCGCTCTTTGCTGGCGAGGAAATCAGAGCCTTCGCCTTGGTGGGGGAGAGGGGGGAGAGGCATTATGGAATGCACTCCATCACGGCTTCGAGGAAGCCCTTCGCGACTTCGGCGTTGATCGCGTTCCCATACCCCCGCAGAAGTCCCATTCTTCCGGCAACCCCATGAGCCAGCGGGAATGTCCCGGCCTCAACGGCGCGCCACTCTGGTTCTCCGTCAAGGCTTCGGCACAAGAGCCAATCTCCATCTCGCCAGAAGCCGTTAATCGGCCCCGGATCGCGTGGTCGAGCGGCTTCGTCACACTCGTCACACTCGTCACGTAGCGGTTGTTCCCCGCCTGATGCCCGTTCGTGTTCACCGGACACGTCGGCGTCGACCAGCCATGCAAAGTATAGACGCTGACGGATATGGGGCGCACCGAAGCCCGCAGCGCAGAGATCGACCGCCCCTCCGGCGTAACCCGATCCTTCCATGTCAGCCGATACAAGGTCGAGCCAAGCGAGGCCGTCTTTGCTTGCAACCTGCTCGCCAACGACGACAGGAAAGCCGCACTCTCGGATGAGATGGTGGAACGCGGGCCATAGGTGCCGCTCGTCAGCAAACCCGCCTCGGCCGCCTGCCGAACTGAAAGGCTGGCAGGGGCATGAACCGGAGGCGAGCCGCCTGTCGTCGGCCCATCCTGCGCGCCTGGCCGCATAGCTCCAGACGCCGATCCCGGCGAAGAAGTGGTGCTGTTCATAGCCTCTAAGGTCATCTGGTGAAACGTCCCTGATATCGCGCTCGTCGACGTCGCCGGGCGCTATGTGTCCGAAAAGGATCAACCGGCGCAGCCATTCGGCGGCGAACGGATCGATCTCGTTATAATAGGCGGCGCTCATACCTCTGCGGCCCTGCTCCGCTCGGCCGCGATCCGGGCCTTCGTCGCTTCGGCCCGCCAGTGAAGAGGCTGCTGATCTCGCGGAATGCGGTGCTGGCCGCGTGCCATAGGGTGCTTCGGTGCACCGTCCTTTGTCTGCCCAAGGCACACCAGCCGAACGCCCGCAGCGGCCGCCTTGCGGCAGAACGCCTCGACCTGAACCGGATCGCCATTGTTGCCCCATGCGGCCAGGGCGAGGCCGCTTGTCTGCCCTGCGTAGTGTAGGCTCTCGTCGATCGCGGCTTCGTTCTTCGGGCCGACCGGATCGGCGGCCGCGCGCATGACTTCGGGCTTGCTGGCGCGGAAGGCGTTGAGGTTGATGACGAGAATGCCGCCGAAGCCCCACGCGAAGGCGAAGTCGATGAGCGCGAGGATCGTGGGATCGTCCTGCTCCGCGTCGGCCGTGGAGGGGTTGAGCATACAGACGACGAGCAGGTGCATATCCGGCCGCCACACGCGCAGCAGCGTGAGCCGATAGAGATCGCCGTCGAACGTGGCGTGCTTCATAATCTTCATGCTTCGGGCGCTCTCGATCGCTCGGCCGCGATCCTAGCCTTCGTCGCTTCGGCCTTCTCGCGCTTGCGCGCTTCGGTGCGCTCGCGCTGCTGGCGCGCCGCCTCGATATCGTCGATATCCTTCTGCGACCGCTTCACCTCGCCGCACACCCAACGCTGCCCGTAGAGCGACAGCAGGGCGGCCTCTGCGAGCCCGTCGTCCTTCGCCATGCTCCAGAGGTGCCGGTGTGTCGGGATCATCTCTGACGCCCGCTGACGGGCCGCAGCCTTGACCTTGGGCACCTTCAGGGCCGCCTTCCACACGGCGGGCGGCACGGCTTCGATGATGAGCCCTGCGGCCATGCCTGCAACGCGAACGGTTCCGTAGCCCTGGCCGAAGGCGAAGGCGGCCGGAGCGCTCTGCCCCGGCAAGCCCTGCACCGCTTCGATGAACAGGTGCGTCGCGCCCATAGAGGCGAACGCCTGCATGGTGGACAGCACTTCGCCCTCGTCGATCACCGTGCGGAGCTTGCGCCCCGCGATGTAGCGGTGCTGAACCGGCATGGGGATGACTTCGAGGCGGCCGCAGCGCCAATCGTTGAGGGCGATAGCGCCGGATACGCCGGGGTCGACAGCAATTATCACTTCGCTTGATCTCCCATCTGATCGCGGAGCCGCTTGAACCGGCTCGATACCGCAGCGGGCGAAAGACCCATGGACCGCGCGATGAAGGTGAACGTATGGCTTTCGGATACAAGAGCCATAAGCTCGTCGTCTTTAGCGGCCGTCCACACAAAGTTGGGCGGCCGATAAATCATACCAGCCCCGCGTCGCGGAACGTGTTGAAGCTCGAAATCTTGGCGGTCTGATAGCGGAAGATCGCGATATAGGCGAAGCCGTTGTCGACCCTGCGCTGCACCAGATCGACGCGGCCTGCGTCGTAGAGGCGGCGCACCAACCCCACGTTCGGCGCGCTCTTCAGGTTGACGCCGACGTGGTAGATGACCGACGTTCCGGCCGTGGCGCGTTCGAGCGCGTTGCGGATTTGTGGCATGTCATTTTCTCCGTTCACTTCCTGAAACCCTCTCGGCGGCCGTGGCCTCCAAAGAAACCGGCTTCACGTTCCGCGTCGCGTCTTGCGCGCACCGCGTCTTGCTTGTCGTCGAACAGGCCAAGCCGCTTCGACACATAATCCACCGTGATCTGCGCAGCCCACTTGCCTTCGCGCTGAAGAAAATAGACGCCCGTCACGCCGCTGGTATTGTTCGTCCTGCGGCCGAAGTTGCGCGCGTGATCGGTGTTGCTCACCGGGCGCAGATTGCGCTTCCGGTTGTCGCTCCGGTCCCCGTTCTTGTGATCGAGCTTCGGGGGTTCTTCCCCGGTGAGCATCTTCCACACGACGCGGTGCGCTCTCAAATCCTTGCCGTCGAGATAACCCCTAAGGTATCCATCCGTCGTCTTTGCGGTGAACGCCACTTTGTCTGCGAAGCGCGTATTAAACCAACGCTCGTAGGTGGTGAGCCCGGCTTTCCGTCTCCAGAACAGGCGGCCCGTGCTCGGCTCGTAGCGGAGCAGTTCGAGCAGGCGCTCTTGCGTCGGCAGGTGAGGCGGTTTCGCGTCCATGGCCCGCATGAGTAACACGTTAATTGAATACGTCAAGAGCCGCCGAGCAGGTTTTTGCTCGACGGCTCTTCGGCTCCATGATTGCGGTTACTTCAGTCGGGGTGCGCTTCTCCGATCGCGACGGCGAGATCGCGCTTCAGTCCCGCCAACAGAAGTAGGCGCTCCGCCAGCCCGTCGATCATGAGCCGGGCCTGCGCTTCGTCGAGCGCTTCGGTGCGGCGGCCTGCGATATACGCCTGCACGCTGGCGCGGCTGACGCCAAGCATCTCGGCCATTTCGCTGTCGGTCGCGCCCGTGGCCTCTTTGAACCGGCCGAGAAACGTCGCGGCGGGGTCGTGCGTAATGCCCCGTCGAAGCTCGCTGGGTGGCTTCGGCTTGCGCGGGGCGGGCGATACGGCTTCGGCGGCCGACAGCACCTTGACGGGGCCGGTGGACCGATTCGCGCCGCAGTCGAGACAGCGCCCGTTGCCAGCAAGGCGCGGCACGGCGCAAGGCGTCTCCAGCCGACAGCCTTCGTCGCCCGGCCCCATGATTGCAATCGGCGGCGGCCGCTCTGCTAGCGCAAGCTCGACGGCCAGGGCGACGTCGAGAGGATCGTCGGTGCCGAGCAGCAAGGCGGCCTCTTCGGCCTGCTCTTCAGGGCTCGACGTCGCGAACGTAGGATCGTCGCGAAGGCAGATTGCGGCTTCTTCAGGTGTCATGGTCGCGGTCCTTCCATAGCTCGACGCTGCGCCGCCAAGCGGCCCGCACGTCGCGTTGAATGCTCCAGAGCGCGAAGGCCCCGGCGGCGAGCATGAACGCCCGCACGGCGAAGTCGATCGCCGCGCGGGGCTCCCATATCCAGCTATCCACGGGTGCGGCCCCCGGTGCGGCGTTCGATCGTCAGGCGAGCTTGCGCGCGAATGCGCTTCAGCCGCAGGTGCTCGAAATATGCGGCGATATGGGCGACGTGCGCCCCGTCGAAATAGGCGGCTTCACTGTAAAGCATGGCCTTTCCTTTCTCCGTTTCGCGGCCCCATGATCGCGGGCGCGCGTGGCCTAGTGCCATCGTCGCCCCGCGCCGCCAATCGAGCGACGCGGGGCAAGGGGGCATTAGGCGCGGTGGACTTGCTCATTTCAAGCGGCAAGTGCGGCCAGTGCGGCCTCAAGTGTGATATAGTCTTGAGTTTCGGCGTCCAAACCATTTGGCGTCGCAGAAAAAACAGGGGCCGCAACGTCGCCAGTATGGGCTATTGTCCCGATGAAATGTTCACCGCGATAGATTGATGATTTTTCGCATCCGATATGCGTTGACATCTTCAAATTACCCACAGTGCGGAAAACTGTTATATAATCATCGCTCTGTGCCACTATGGTGGTATTCTCGCCATACTGAAAAGACCGCGTGTTCATCTTCTTAACTCCTTGCAGGTGCTCGAAATATGCGGCGATATGGGCGACGTGCGCCCCGTCAAAATCTGCTTTTGTCTGCACTTCGTTTCTCCGTTTCGCGGCCCCATGATTGCGGGCGCGCGTGGCCTAGTGCCATCGTCGCCCCGCGCCGCCAATCGAGCGACGCGGGGCAAGGGGGCATTAGGCGGCAAGTTCCACGCGCCAAAAGCCTCGCCGCTTTTGAGCATGAAAGGCGGCAACGTCCTTCGCTTTCATCGCCTCATGTATGCGCCGTATATCAGCAATGTCGCGGCCGAAACTAACATCCTGCCAGTGTTTTTGCGGGAACAGCCCGTAAATCCATAAGTGCTGAATCGCTTGCTCTGGCGTCTCATATATTGCGCCTTTTGGCGGCTTCACATTTACGTGCATCATCGTTTCTCCGTTGCTGGCCTAGCGCCATTGTCGCCCTGCGGCCGCGAAGCCGCAGGGCTAACAGGGCGCTAGGCTGCTGGTGCGAGATAGTCGGCCGCCGCGTGCATGTCCTCTAGGGCCTTGGCGACGATACGGCGCACGGGAGTGCGGCCGGGCTGCGCTTCACCGATCAGGGTAAAGGACAAGGTGCCCGAAACGAGATCACCCATTCCGCCCTGAAAATCGCCGCAGGAAAGCGCCTCTTGCAGCGCTTCGTCTAGGCCCGGCCAGTCTTTTTGCCATGGCGAGTGCGGAGCGCCAGGCGCGGAGAAGTCAACGGAAAATTCCGTTTCGCAGACTTCACCGACCGGCCAGAAGATCGGGCCTTGCATGGTGCCGCTTAGGTTGATCGAGATAAGACGATAGGTCATGGCTTAAGCCTCCTTTGCCAGAAGTACGTCGAGTTCGCCGCCGCAATCGACAAGCTATTGCGGCGCGTCAAGAATAGCGGCCGCGCGCTCTGCCGTAGCAGCCATGCGCAGCTTCCGTTCAGCTTCTGCGCGCCTCTCTGCCGCGTATTCGCGCAGCGACGCGTGCGCGCTCTTTCCCGGCGACAGACGGATATATGTTCGGCGGCCGGCTTCGTCCTCGATAACCGCGTAGGCGTTAGCGCCGGTTATGGTTGATACTTTCATAGTCGTTTCTCCGTTTCTGGCCTAGAGCCATCATCGCCCCGGCGGTGTTGCGGCCGCCGGGGCTAATGGGGCTCTAGGCGTGGGCCGCTTTGCCTTCGCGCGTATCGGCCGGGGCGATATCGAGCACGCCAGCCGCACGGGCCGCCGCTTCAATTTCGGGCCAGTGGATCAAATGACAGCCCGCGCGGAATGTCCCGTTAGGGGCGACGTGATCCACCTGAAACGCGCCCACGGGGAGCGTGCGGCCGTTGCGGTGCCATGCTTCGCCACGCTCTTTGCAGAGCTTCACAAAGCGAAAAACGCGAATTGCATCGGGCAGGGGAACCGTCGCGCCAAGGGACGTTTGCAGTTGCCCCGTCTCGATATCGGCGGCCATTTGCACGCGAAGCATAGCGCCGCCGCTCCCGTCGTGCTGAACGCCATAGGGCAGGGACCGGCGACGGCCCGCGCGCCAATCGGCGATAGCTTCAGCATTGGCCGCAAGGGCCTTTTCGCGCGCTTCGCGTTCGCGGTGTTCCTTGCGTTCGGCCCGCTTCACCGCTTCGGCTTCGCGCCGTTCGGCCGCGCCGGGCGCGTTGCGCTTGGCTTCGCGTTCGGCCCGATAGGCCGTCACGGCCGCCGCGTCGCCTTCAGGGTCTAGGGCCGGTTCGGCCAGGGCGAAGCACGCGGCGTAGTTGCGCGCCTCTTCGGCCGTTTTAGTGAAGCTAAGGGCCATGTTGCCGTAATAGTCGCGGGCGCGCTTCGCCTTCGCGACGATATCGCCATAGCGCGCGACAAGGTGCGCAAGGTTCGCGGCGTGCTCTTTGGCGGTAAGCTCGAAATGAGTATAGCCAAGGCCCGAACCGCCGCAAAGGTGCGGCACGGTAAAGCACGGGGCGAACGCGCCGCGCCCGTAGTCGATAGCGCGCCGCAAAGCAGGCATGTGCTTGCCCGAAGTGGTGACGCTGAACGTCTCGGACGTCACCAGCACCGCGCGGCGGCCGTCTACCGTATCGACAAAGCGGCCGATGGGCGTGCGGTAGGAATAGAGGGTGCGGCCCTCAAACGACATATTGCCGTTGCCGCTCTTGCCGCTTTCCTTGTTCTGTTGTGCCCAAACGTGCGCGCACATTCCGTTGTCATAAGCCATTGCAGTTTCTCCGTTGTGTGTTGCCACTAAGCGCCATGTAGCAAAAGCGCTACTGAATTGCAAGCCCCGCGATCAAAAAAGTGACGCGGGGTCTATCTCGACGGCCGCAACGCTCTTTGGCGGGTGAAGGGTGAAGCGGTTTTTTGTGCCTCTTGTCCAGCCGCCCGCGTGCCGCCCTGCGGCTGTCATGGCTTGGCGGCATTTAGTGCAGCGCCGATAGAAGTTAGGCGTCAATCCCGTTTTGAAACGGAACATGGCGTCGCAATCGGCGCAGCGGCTTTGCCACGTCAGCACGGCGCTAGACGTGCCGTCGCGGTTCTCGTGCGGCTGCGCGTCGGCCAGGGTGTAAGTTTGCAGCACCTCATAGGTATCTGCGCCCGGCGCGGTCTTGCGGTCTAGGATTACGCGGGAACGGACGGCAGGCAACGCGGCCTTGTCGAATATAAGCATAAAGATCAATCCTTTAGCGGTTTAGAGGTGCTGCACCTTAGCGCCTAAGCGGGGCTCGCGTCAATTCTAGTGTGTGTTCCGTTCCTTCGTTCCACGCCAAGGGGCTACCACCACCTTGTCGCCCGTTTGCTACCGGGCTTGGAGGTGCTGCCTTGTCGCGTATGGCGATAGTGACCAGTAACGGCCGGTAATTCTCAAAGTTACCAAGCCGCTTTGCTACATAAGGGCGATTGCCGTGGTCGAATAACCTAATAAATGTAATGGTTTCAAAGTTTTAACGGTGTTTTTGCGTGCCCAACGGGTTAAACGCGCTCGCGCCGTATCACTCAAATGCTTAAATATCGGCCCGCTTTGCCGCTGCGCCTCTCTGCCCTTTGCACCCGTAGCGGCCGATTAGGGACGTTCCTTATCGCTCAATGGTGCTGCGGGCGTAGCGATATAGGCCCCTCAATGTCTGATAGCAGTCCTGCTACATACCGCGACCCCTTTGCGCCCGGTGAAGACCCGCGCCGCAGGAAAGGGCGCGCAAAGGGCTCGCGCGCCAAGCTCGCGCAGCGTTTCTTTGAAGACACCTACGCGGCGTGGGAGGAACAAGGGCCTAGCGTCCTGGCCCGCGCCGCCTTCCATGATCCTGTCGCCTTCGCGAATATGGTAGCGCGCCTAATGCCGCAGAAAATCGAAGTCAGCACGCCCACGGATGGAATGTCCGATGAACGCCTAGCAGAATTGCTTGACTTCGCCGAACGCATGGCAGGGCTCAAAGCCGAACAAGCAAAGGTGCTACAAGGTGAAGTGATCGAAGCACGCGGTGGCGACGTTGCCGCCCTGCCTTCACCTCCGCACAAGCTCGCCGACGAAAACGCCGATCTGGCGAATAGCGCAGAGGCAGGGGGTGGGGGGCCGCTGCTGCGAATGGGTGGTGGCGGGGAAAACACCTCATCCACACTGCGGGCCGATCCGGCCGAAGACCCTTCCCGACCGTTTAGGGCGTTAAACGTGCTACAGCCGGAGGCGGCCCTCAACGGCGGAAAGCAAAAAAGCTCACTGCCCTATCCCGTAGGGCGAGCAGTTCCGCTACAGGACCACGAGGCAGAGCGCCTTAACCGCGCAAAGCTCGCGGAGGGCATTGACCCGGAGTCGCTGTTCTGACACCTTCAGCCCGTGGCCGAAGCGGGGGATACTCCGGGGGAGCGCGGAGCGTGTAGGCATCCTCTCCCAACTGCGCCGGGGCGCTATGCCCCGGCGGCTTTGGAGGGTGAACGGAGAGAAGCTATGTGGTGGATATTAGGGGGAGCGGCGGGTCTGATCGCCCTCGGCGCAATGATCTACGCGGCAGCGGGCCTCGTCGCATTTGGTGCGATGATCTACGCGGCAGCGAGCCTCGTCGCATTTGGTGCGATGATCTACGCGATCGTCAAAGCGCCGCTCTGCGTCTGCGGGCGCGAAGATTGTGGAGGCGGTTGTGGGCTTCGCTGAATGGTTCGTCGCCCTGGCCGCAGGGATC